CGCAGAGGACAAGTCCACTGTCGCCCTTTCACCAGTACGTGAGGCCTCAAGAGCAGCATCCCGTGAGGGCTGCTGATCCGTAAAGTCCACGCAAGTGCGTAAAGCCTCAGGCAAGTTTTGCCTGATCCACGCCATCAGCCCCTGTTGAAGGAACTGGTGGGCAGTGGGTTCGGACGCAATGAGTCTCGGACCCTTGAAGGTCTTCGGCACAGCAAGTAGCTTAGCCGGAGGTTCCTTCTCGGAAACTACGCCATCAAAGTCGGCGTAGAAGAGATACTCGTTGGCACAAGCAAATTGAGGAGACGGAAACAGTCCCCCAAGCTTGGTTGGCCAGTTTGGGAAGCTATACTTATCGCTTCCCGAACGCACGTCCGAAACAGCTCCCGGGCCATGTTTCGGCACCACTCCTGAGTGGAGCAGCTGAACACCGGGGACAAGACGTCCGAAGACCAGGTCGAGTATCCTCCAGTAGTCTCGATGTAGTCCAAAGTTGGAGAGATCTCCAACATAGGATCCATCGAAGGAGGAATCACCTGCAATCCAAACATCATGGTCCCAAGTACCACAAGGAGAGCGCATGCTCTCCTCAATAGCAATGTAGTCTTTGACTGCATTACTGACCCCCTCCTTTGGGCATTCAAAGTTTGCCTTCTTATATAGGAGCAGAAGCTGCCGCGTTGCCGCGACAACTTCAACGGGTGTGGTAGCATCTAGGGTGCCGAAACCATCGAAGGTATGCTGGAGTAAGGACCTAAAGATCCACGAATCGTCGAAAGACGAGACGTCCAGCTTACCAAAAGCTACAGGGATTTTCTGGAAATCCAGATAGCCCCTGCTAAGGGCATTATCGTATACAGCCCCTAGTGCCGGGAGATCAAGGAGCAGAATCTGCTTCCAACCTCGCGTCACAGCTCTCTTTTCTACCTCACGGTAGAATCGGTCGATGGTGCAATCCAAGCCTTGATCCCACTTTCTCACATCTTCTATAACGTGAGCGAGTGGCTCGAGCGCCTGGATGCTGGTTATGTCAGCCATTTGAGGCTCCAGTTGGAGGCTCGGCTTGATACTCCTAGGCCATCTAGATGACGACCATACCCCCTGCTTAACTCATCCGCCCAATCACTTGGGTGAGGAAAGCGTCAGACAGGAGACCCACAAGTGCCTTCGACGCCCTAAGGGCGTCCGTCGCGTTCTGAGCGCCATCGAAAGTCTTGATGACGACCCAGGGTGACACACTCTTCTGGTACACGTTGTTGGCGTCGAAGTATTCGACGGTCAACTTGACGAGATGACTCTCGCCGGTCCCCCCTTGCGGAGGAATCGTGTGCTTGACATCGAGTGTGAACTTACCAGCGGAAGACTCCGCAAAGTAAGTCGACGTAAAGTTCTGCTCCCGAATCTTATTCAGGGTGACAGCAACGGCATTGTAGGTGATGGACAGAGTATCGGCCAGCATCGAGGTTTTCCTTCTCGAGTCGCTGCACTATGCGGCGACGGGGGTTGCACGTCCTTAGACGTTCTGGCCAGGCCCCTTATGGGGCCTGGGTCGGCTCTAGACTACGACGTCTAGTAGGCTCCTGAAACTTCAGGAGGGGTCGCTAGACCCGGCATCACAGCCGGAGCTGGCGTAGCTTGCGAGACGTCACTAACGAAGTCAGGATGGGTAACCGGTCAGTAACCGGATTTATTGCCCAGGTGATTCGCGCGTGCGGGTCACTTCTGACATATCGAGCTCTAGTCTTACGACTAAAAGAGCCCGGTGTGTAGGATCCGGAAGCACTCGCAGAGGTTGTTACCCCTTGCGAGTCAATGGTCTCATCTGCTCTTTCCATAAAGCAGATTGTGGCAGGTTTAAACTTGCCAATGCCTTCGGTAGCTTCGAGATACGAACTAACGTTCACGAAGTAATCTATGGCGAAAGACCAAGGGACGGCGTTCCACAGCATCGAGGCCGGTTGGTTTAACCCAAGCGCCCTTTTGTACTGCTCGAACGCGCCGTTCAGAGGGAAGGTCGGGACGTCGCTTTGCGGCTCCCAGATGGCACACCACCACACTTTTCTTGTGTGGCGAATGTAGCACCAACTCTCCGAAACGCCTACCGCGCCGGTAGAAGTACCGTAGCGGCTTATGCCGTCTTCGTCCAGGATGGTTCCGTATCTACGCTTCGAGTTCATCATCCGATGAAATCGTCGCTGTTGCTCTTCGATCTCAAACGCCAAATTAATCAGCGTACCAAGATCTTGGAGAAGCGGAGCCCACCCAAATTGCCAAGCCAAATGTGCACCAGGAAGGTCGCTTAGGCGACTTCCCCCTTGGAGCACTCGGCCCAGATCCCGCAGCATCTTAGGGAATTCCCTAAGCTCCCACAGGAAAAGAGGCAACTGGATAACAGGCTTATTAGGATTGATCACGGCGAGAGCCGAGTTCACCCAAGCCTGTTGAAGACCACTAGTGACCGGACTGAACAGCGTATTGGATGTGAATCCCATACGGCAAATCCAGTTAGTGTAATGATACCTCTGTGAAGAGACACCATTCCACCGTCCCGGCTCCCAGTGAGTGCGCACACTCAGGAACTCATTGTTCCGAGTATACGGCGGACCTGGAGAGTTATAGGTCTCCAACCAGTCATAGCTAGTAGATAAGCTGGCCTGATTGGAAGTTGACCCAAGACGACTATCAAACATTGTCCCACCAGCGAATTGCTTCTGTGGGCCTGTCTG